TGGAAAAACCGACGTGAATTTATAAGTTAAGTGTTGCGAAAATAAAAGCGTTTATTAATTTGCTAAATAAATACTTAAAATTATATTAAAATACTATGTTATAAAATGTTTAATAAAAAATCTTCTAAATCTAAAGACAAAGACAAAGACAAAGACAAACAAGTACCTAACTTAGAGAAAGCAAAATACGTGGACTTGTTAGACGAAGACAAACCATTGGGCGGTCAAAAATATGTTTGTTTAAGTTTTATCTCTCCCGAAGACCATATTAAAAATAAAGAATTATTTTATTTCGAAAAATTCTTAAAAAACTTTGAATTTAAAAAAACTTTTGAAAAATACACACAATTTTTGAATTTTTTGGCATACAAGTATAATTTAGATTTTAATAAATTAAGCAAAGATATGGAGGAGTTTGTAGAAGAGGAAAAAGAGAATTTATTTTTAACTACTTTAGATGATGAATATAAAACATTTATTGATGCTAAAGAAGAACAATTACAAAAAGAATATAACGAATTACATGAATTTCAAACAAACACACGAGGTATTAAAGTGCGAGGGGTATTTGGTTCGCAAGAAGAAGCAGAAATGAGATGTAAGATGTTAAGAGAAGTAGATCCAAATCACGATGTATATGTAGGTGCTGTTGGTATGTGGATGCCTTTTCATCCAGAAGCGTATAAGACAGGGCGTGTAGAATATTTAGAAAAAGATTTAAATGAACTTATGAGTCATAAGAAGAAAAATGATGAGATTTCTAAAGAGCAATTTAAAGAGCGTGTAAAAGAAAGTAAAAAGAAAGCAATTCAAGAAAATATTGCTAAGGCCCAAAAAGAAGGCAATAAATTAATGCAAACAATAGATGAAGAAGGAAATTTAATAAATGCGGACAGAATGGATGTTCCGGGCAAAAATTTACTTTTTGGCGACAAAGAAGATGATGATGTATCTACTGCTGATTTGCGTAAAGAATTATTTGAAGCAGAAGATGTTATTGTAGGAAGAAAAAAAGATAATGATCACGGACTAGGGGAACTATTAGAAAGACGAAAAGAACGTACAGAAAAAGCAACGGCACAAGAAGACGCAAGCAATTTAGAACTATTGGCCGATTGTGCTACAAAAGAGATTAAAGATTAAAGATTTAGTTATTTATATGCTTTATAAATTTATAATATTTATTGAAAAAATATTATAAATAGATTTCTTACCATTTTGTTTTGCGCACATTTATTTTAGGTCCTTTTTTCTTATCTCTTATATTTGGGTCATACATTTCTTCTTCATCATCCGAGTTCAGCGTTTTACTGATTTCCCAGAACTCTTTTGAGCCTAATTTGAATGTTTTATGATGGTCTGCTTTATACCAAAAAATTTGGTCTTGTAATTTATTTGATTTAGCATTATTATTTATTACTAAACATTCAAAATTTTCTGTACATTGATCCATTACTTGGCAAAAACTCTCAAATGTAGGAAACATACCAGCATAATTCTCATAAATACGCCGCCTGTTTGCTATGTATGGCTCACGTAATATAAAAACGTAATCAATATTTGTGCGCAAATTGGGGGGAATACCTAAAGGATATTGCATAGTTATTACTAACATGATCTTCCAATGCCGCCCATTCATAAAAAGAAGACGCATCATTTTATCTTTAGTCCAAGTCGCATCAAACAAACAGTCATCCAAAATCACAAATGCCCTAGGGTCTATATTAGATTTTTTATAAACCTCTACTTCTTTTCTTATTTGTTTCATCACCGTTCTTTGCCGCTTCAAAATATTTTCTATAATAGCAGTATTATATTCATCGTGAATAAATAGTTTAGGAACATGTTCAGCATAAAAACCATTACCTGCTTCAGTTCCACTAATAACAGTTCCTATTGGTATATCTTGATGGTAATAAAGAAGATCTCTAACTAAATAGGATTTACCAGTATCACGACGACCTATTAAAACTATAACTGGGCCTTTATTTTCATCTGGTCTAAAACTAATTGTTTTAATATCAAATTTTTTTAATTCTAATGTCATTATTGTTTAATAATAATATTATATAATCTAAGATTTAAACTAATTTATACAAAATTATACAAATTTATACAAAATTATACAAATTTATACAAAATTATACAAATTTATACAAATTTATACAAATTAAATGTTATTATTTAGTTATTTAGTATTATTTAAAAATATTATTTGTGTTATAAATAAGAAAAATAAGTATTTTTAATTTATTAAATGGAATTAAACTATAGAAAAAATAACAACAAGCAACTTTTTGAAACAATTAGCAATAATAATTTTTTAGATATAACAAATGTTCAAAATTATTTTCCATTATATAATAATTATTTTGATTTAAATAGCAACAATTACAATGCCATTAATCTAAACAATAGTTATAAATTAGAAAATATAGTAGAGAAAATTAATTACAACAAATTTACTGCCGAAATATGTGATATATGTAATAATAAATCTAACAAAGACATCTTTATAAAGTTTAGTCCCTTAATAGATCCAGTAAAATATATGTTAGGCAAATATGATAATGACTATAATATTTCAGAATTACCTAAATTTTATAGCACACAGGATGTAAATAGCAATAGCGAATATCATACAAAATATAAAAAAATATTAGATCCAAACAACTCAGCATATATTGATGGATTCTTTTCTTTTTTATCCAGTTGCTTATTAAATAACTATAGTTTTTATAATGGATTAAATTATTATGGTGCTTTTTTAGGAATAAAAAATAATTTTAAAGTTAATATTTCCGAAGATTTAGAATTTTTAAATGAATCTGATCATTTTCATAAAAATAGAAATATTCTATTTAAACTTGAAGCAAGTGATAAAATAAAAAGTATTTTTGGCAAAACTAATAAATACAAAAAAGCATTATTAATAAATAGTACTAGCAATAATGACCTAAATATTGAAGACCTAAATATTGAAGACTTAAATATTGAAGACCTAAATATTGAGGAAATTAGTTTAGAAAACAAATCATTAAATCAAGAAAAATTAGAATTAACATATGAGAATTTAGATATTTTAGATAAATCTTCTATAAAATCAAGTAATCATAATACAAGCAAAAATGAAACAAGTAATTCAGAGTCATGCTCTTCAAGGTCATCAAATACAGAATCATTAGATACAAATACAACTATATCAGATGAATCAAGCAGTGAAGAAAGTTACGATGATGGTGAAGAAATATTTTGTTCAATAGATAAATTTCCAGTTAATATTATAGTATTGGAATGTTGCGAAGATACATTGGATTCTTATATTTCTAGTAAAAAAATTAAAGATGATGAATGGGAATCTATTGTTTTACAAATATTATTTACTTTAATTACCTATCAAAAAGTTTTTCATTTTACTCACAATGATTTACATACAAATAACATAGTTTATGTAGCAACTGAAAAGAAATATTTGTATTATAAATTTAACAATAGCCATTATAAAGTTCCTACTTTTGGCAAAATATACAAAATAATCGATTTTGGAAGAGCTATTTATAGATTTAAAAATAAATTTATATGTAGTGATAGTTATTCAGAAGATGGAGATGCTGCTACACAATATAATTGTGAACCTTATTTAAATGAGAATAAACCACGTTTAGACCCTAATTATAGTTTTGATTTATGTCGCCTAGGATGTAGTTTGTTTGATTATTTTATTGATGATTTAGAGGATATAAAAAAATTAAAATCCCCTATTAAAAAACTAATGATTGAATGGGTTTTTGATGATAAAAATAAAAATATTTTGTATAAAAATGATGGTTCTGAGAGATACCCTGATTTCAAATTATATAAAATGATAGCGCGCAATGTTCATAAGCATACGCCACAGAATGTATTAAAAAAACCGATATTTGAGAATTATGTAATAGCAAAAAAGAAAATCAACAATCCAGAAGCAATATTTAATATTGATGAGATTCCAATTATGGCGTAATATATTTATAGTTACACACATTCTCATATATGCTATAATATCTCATTTTAATATTAAAAGGTGTCTTTTAATATTAAAACATTTGAAATTGATTTACCATATATTTTTCTTTTACCATCATAGTCAATCATTAATATTGTTCCATTTTTATCTTTGCTACATGTTATTTTTAGAAGATCTATCTCACGATGTCTAATAATTTCATATACACCTTTACTTAATCTAAACCATTTGGGTTGATAACAAGTATTTTTTGTCATGTGGTCAAATACTTTATCACTAGGACGTTCATTTTTATCTAATAGTTTCTTATCAAAAACATCCATTTGTAAATATTCACGAATCGTAGCTTCATAATTATTTCCAACACAATCACCATATTTAGGCCGCAATGCTTCATATAAATAGTCGAGGCTTGTTGGTTTATTCTTTTCCAAAAGAATTTGGCAAATATCACCACGTATTTGTTCACCTATTTTTTTTTTATCAATAATATCAATATAGATTAAACTATCTTTAATTTTTTGATATGGAATGTTTGACAATACTTTAATTTGTTGCTTTATTACATCTTGTATAGTACGCAATGAGTTATCAATCATAATAGGATCTACGTGTTCAACTTTAATGCTGTAATTTAATGTTGAAATAGCCATTACTATTTATTCGAAGTTGCGGTTTCTTAGTTAATTGATTTATAGGTTTTATAATTATAAAATTAAAATAGAATGGACATCAAAAGACGAATTATGTTATAATAATGAAGAAATTTCTATAAACATTAATAACAATCTAAATTTAAAAGAATTAATAAAAAATACTAACTATATTAATGATTT